AGATTTATAGATCCTGTATTCTCCATTTAGGAGTATACGGTTCCCTTTTATCGATGATGAAAGGAATCAATAAATCTTTTAGTTGTCTTTCCTGGAACTGGTGTTGCATCAAACCACCTCTGGCAATATCATTAAAGAATCCTACCTCTAACTCATAGAGTTTACAAGAATTAAGAACCTTAATCAGTTCTTTCCTGTACTCTAAGATGTAAGAAGGATCTCTAATATATAAGATATTGAAAGCCCTACTTCAAAGCTTCGATACGCATTCTACATACCGACTTTTCTGTCGGTGTGCAGCAATGACAGCATCGAAATCATCATACTTAATATCCATAATGATTTCTTGTAAATCTCTGCCAAGAGGTTTATTAAGAAAATCATTAAGCTTTTCAAAGGCTAACTTATTCTTATTAGAATAAGCCTGGAATAGTGGGTATGTTGAAACTAAAATACTAAAATCTTTGTTAACCTTTTTGTATTTTCTATGTAAATTAAGAAAATATTTATTAAAGGCTTTCATTGATTGAAAGATTTTAGACTTTGAAGTAGCCGCCTCTTTAGCCAATCCAACACCGAAAAGGCCCTTCAGAAATGAAGGAACTACTTTTTCAGTTGGTACCATACTTTCACTACTTTTTAATTTATGACTAATGAATGAACGAAGTTCATCATAAGTCACTTTTTCAAAAGTATATCGTATGGCAAAGCTAAAGTCATATAGGTACCTTTCCATAGAGTGAAAAGAATAAATTCTTTTCTTTCTCCATTTCAGGCCCTTATATAATGTACAAACTAAGTTCAAGGAAGTAGCAGAACTAATTGGTATCCTCTGTAAGTAATTAAATATTTCTAAATAAATTACTTGAGGTTTATCTCAATTTGAAATAATCCCTTTTAAAGGAATACCAGTAATCTCTTTACCATTACAAATCCATCTTTTTGCAAATTCATATGTATCTTTCGATATATGTGTTTTATGCATAGAAATGGCAACACCTCATTTAGTCATTATACCTATATACTTCTGAGCGACTTTATCGTTTTTAATAACAATATCGTCACCAAGAATTATATATTGATCAAAATGATCATACCCAGCTAAAAAGGCTGAGTAGTGTACTACTAAATGGTGGGTAATAGTAAAGGCTGCTCAACTAGAGTAAGCCCCCATTGGCTGTCCAACACTATACTGTAAAGTATAGCCCAAATCTTTTGAATAAAATTTTCTATTTGTTAGAAGATTCATTCAATTATTTGCAAAATTACTATCATCGTAAATATAGGATAATAGTTTCTTTTGAAGAACAACTGGAAAGCGATCAGTAGCTGCACTTAAATCTAGACTGTAAAAAGGTTCATTATTGCTTCAATCTCATATATTAAAAGGATCTTGAGTAAACGTTCTATCCTGTGGTAGAGACTTGAGTAAATCAAGAATCCCCATATGGATAGGTTTTAGAACTCATTGACTAAGGTAATCAACCATAGCAATGATTCTACGTTTTAACTCAGGGTCTTTAATAATTGCGAGTTTTCCAGTGTACATTTTATCCGCTGGTACATCTTTACATATTGGATTGAAAACATCCAAATATATAAAGTCTAAGTATTTACTTAGAAAATCATGAAAGTCAACATTGACAATCTGAAATATGTACTTAAGCTGATCCCCGTTTAATAAACGGGGAGATCATATACTTGACTGAGTAGCAGGTCCATTTGGACTGCCCTTAGTACTTAAGTAAAATGACTCTTCAGTGTAAACTGGTCTAACAAGGCTAAGATTATTTTTTATAATTCATTGCTTAATAAATTTACTAGGTATTGTATACCCAGTTCCTTTAGAAGGCATGGTTATAGTAGAATAATCCGGTTCAATCTTCTTCTCTTCGTTTCTTGAGGGTTTCAATCCTCTTGTCAAAGTTAGTAATGATAAAATCATTCTAACATGACCCTTATCCAGAAATGGTTTAAGGAAAACGAATCGAATAGGAAAACCGTTTGAATCAACCGCTACACCAGCTTTATTTTCAAGTAAAGGTTTACCACATATATATCTTGTTATGTGAAGCTTAACAGCTTTCATATAAGATATAGTATATTTTAAACCACTCTTCTTTCGAAGGTCTTGAATAAAGTTAATATAGCCAGTCACAAGGAAAACAACCTTAAGATTTGACTCTTCATTTCTTGAAGGGTTATAAATCAACTCAAATAATCTTATTAAGATTGTTTTGAGTAAGGAAGTTTTCATGTGTAGTTATAAATTGTTTGACAATCGTTCCGCCATAGGATGTCTCCCTAAAAGGGAGTGTCTTGCGGTAAGGACGGTTGTTGGTTGGGCTTCCATAGATACAACAATCTCTATAGAACCGATATCGTGATTTTAACATCCATACCGGTTTACTCATTTAGAGCAAGATTACTTGTATAATTCCCTTTAAACTGGGTACAAGTTTCAGCTGAAGTTAGTTCTCCAACCTACGGGCTTTGTCATTATATTTGGCAAAGTTAGAACTCTTTAAAAGTTCCGTCTTACCAGCAAAAGCTG